GCTTCAATGGTCTTGGTGTTGCCGTTGCCCATGGTCAGCTTCTCGGTGCCATCGGTGGCCTTGTACTTGTGAATCTTGCGAACCATGCCAGCAACGCCGGTCAGGTTGTTGTCCACGGTGCAAAACTGCTGAAGATCAAGGTGGCTCTGGTACTGATCTTCAATTTCGTTGGACAGGAAAAAGTTATCGTAGCAAGTGTTTGCCATTACTCATTACCTCCATAAAGTTCTTTGTATTCGTCAGGATGGTTGACGGAATAGTTGTAACGATCCAAGGGGTTCATGGCCTTCAGCTTTTCAAGGGTCATGCCGCCTTCAGCGCCATCACCCTTTTCAGCGGATTTGGCCCCCTTGAACTTGGTGCCGGTGGACTTCTCAAAAAGAAAAGCCGTGTCCTTACCTTCCACCAACTTCTTGACTTCATCATCAAGGCCCTTGACGGTTCCATCCTCCGCCAATTCAGCCTTACCGATGAAATCAACCAACAGCGCCTTAACAGCGGTGTTGTTCTTGGCCTTTGCGCCGGTCAGGGCCAGTTCAACCGCATTGCTGATTTTCAGATTCTTCAGTTCAGCGGCGTGATCCGTGTCCTTCTTCTTGTTATCGGCCTGAAGCTGTGTGATCTGATCCTGAAGAGCCTTGGTGTCACCAGAAGCCTTCTTCAGCGTTTCAAGCTGGGTGTCACGCTCTTTGATAGTGTTCTTGGCGGTGGTCAGTTCGGTGTTGACCTCATTGAACCGGGCCTTGGTGACGAAGGAACCGTTCAAGCCCTCCATAACCTTTGTGGCCTGTTCTTCAGTCAGGCCCCATTCCAACAGCTTTTCTTTAGTCATTGTTGTTACCTCCAAAATCCTTTTTTACCGTGGGTTAGGAACCACGATTTTTCCGGTTCTGTTTACCGCCCACCACCGGGAAACGGCGAAAATGGTATGAAAAAACCACCACCGGCCAGAAGGCCGGGGTGGTCAGATCATCAATATAGGGATTTTTCATCCAGTTCAGGTGGCCGGTAAGGGGTTCCCTTATCCAAACAATCCTGAATAATGGCTTCCACTTCCGCTTCCTCGACACCCATCAGGGCGAACAGGGGGAAGTTCTCATGAAATCGTTCAAGATATTGTTCAATCAGTTCAGCCATTTTCAACACCCCTTTCACGGCTGATTTGCAATCACCTTCAACATATCTTCATACATGGCATAGGACTTGGGAAGATATTTCTTGATGGTTGCCAAACTTTCCGGGGAAGTCATGGTTGCGGAAGTCATTTCCGCAAAGGCTTCAGTTCCAAGGCCCCAATCAATCCCGTTGTAAGTTCGGGTTGTCCAGTAGGAACCACCACCATGACCAATGCCACAGCGGATTTTCCCACGGGTAGCCCCTTCCAATATATCAGAAAGATCACCGTACTGCAATGGGGTCAATGCCTTCACTTCCGCTTGAACGGCGGCATAGGCATAAGATTTTTTTACCTTGAACCCACCATACTTGATGTAATAATCAGCGGTAGTTTGCGACATCCAGCCTTTTTGTACCCAATACGGGAAATCATCTTTATGGGCCTTCATGTCAGCAAGAACCCGATCCACCCAATCATTCACTTCATCCTTGATGGTTTGGGGAAAAGCCCCGCCCTTGTAAGTAGAAGAAAAATGCCATTGCCCATTCGGGGTTCCAAGCTGTGCCGCAAGCCCATCAATGGCATGGCCGCTTTCATGGAAGGTGGTTGCATAAGGGGCGCTCCAAGAACGGCCTTTAGAATCGGCATCAATATTCACATAGATATTTTTGCCTTGGCAATATGCACCGCCTTGATGGTCAGCCTTTGCAACCTTGATTTGGTTTTCATACTTATCCCAAGCGGCCTGAAGGTCAGGGCTTTGGCAAGCGTCCACACGGTCACGAATCTGATCATAATGGTCTTTGCCAAACTTCTTTCCAAACTCGGTGTTGTAGTCACGAAGCGTTTTGACAACACCGGCCCCGGTTGCAACGGTCAAGCCAGCCTTGGAACCACCGTTCACGAAGGTCTGAACCCAATCAGCATATTTCATGTTGGCGGGAACATAGTACACATCCCCATCAGCGTTCCGGGCGGCTCTTTCACCGGCATACTTGGGATCAATGGCCGGGGCCGTAGTTCCTCGACAGTTGGGGTGGAAGGGCGGCACGGTCACGCCGGGTTCATATTGGGAAATGGGGATCACCGTACCATCAAGCCCACCACAAATGGAACAGGTATGGGAATCCAGCGTTTCAATGATTTCCACCATTTCAACATCCAAATCCTTGTAACATTCCTTTGTGGCAACGGCGTTGAAATAGGTGGTTTCTGTGTTGACCAACCGCCCCGCCTTATACCGATGAACCCCGAACTGCTTCTGAATGGCCGTGGTGATCTTGGCCGGGGAATCACCCCGAAGAAGCCCTTGCGTCAGGCTCTTGCTAACCGAACCCACCAGATCATTCTTGTTCAACCAACAGCGATCCCGGAAGGTTCGCCCGTCCGTTGTCCAAGGCTTTGAAAGCAATGTTTCAAGTTTCTTCTGATCCAGCCCGGTAATATCCCAACCAAGGCCCACACCCTTTTGAACCTCAAAAGCCGTGTGGGTGTAGCCATTGCCCACAACCTTCTTCAACAGGGCATCCAGACTATCAACCTGATTACCATATAGCAATTCAAGCTGTTGCTGAATACCTGTCTGAACAGCTTCAAGGCGGGAAATGTGGAACCGGGCAGACGCATTTTCCAGCTTCTTCAGCCATGCCGCATCCAACCCGGCCTGTTCACCGATCTTGATATACTGTTTAACGCTCCAATGAAATTCTTCAAGCTGTCCAGCGGTCAACCATTTCCGGGCATCGGTCAGGCTGATTTGGTTGTTCACCGCAAAACGGGCATACCAGCTTTCAATTTCCTTCTGAACGGAACGCTGTGCATCCAGATACAGTTCTTCCATGTCCTGAATGGTCTTTTGGGCTTCTCTGTGGGCGCTGTCCTCCAAGATGGAAAACCGCCCACGCCAATAGTCCGCATTCCTCATGGGCGGTTCCTCCAATCCTGAATTTATCGCCTACAATTCAAACAATATTGATAAGCGTCTATTTGGCCTTCAAGGAATCTGATTTTGTCATGCAATTCCTGATTTTCTTTGCACTTCAATTCAAATTCTTTGTTTCTCTTGTTCAAAACATCTTCTGCTTCATGCAGTTGCGATTCCAAACAACGAATCCTTGTTTTCAGTTCATAGTTTTCATCCATGCTGGAACCTTCTTTCTGAAAAATGGTGCTGAAGGTGGGATTTGAACCCACACGCCTTGCGGCAACGGATTTTGAATCCGCCGTGTCTGCCTATTCCATCCACTTCAGCATAGAAGGCCACGCTGTTTCTTCATAGGGGCTTGCGCCTTACTGAATTTTGGTTCCTTCCTTTGTGGCCATGGTAGCCCGTGCCGGGATCGAACCGGCGTTACCGCCGTGAAAGGGCGGTGTCTTAACCACTTGACTAACGGGCCATGATGGGCCGGGGAAGGGAATTTCACCCTTTGGCGGGTAGGAGTAATAGCACCCCGCCACACTCAAGGTCTGCCCCGGCATATATTGTGAAACGGTGGGGGTTATTCACCCTCGCCATTGTCACCTTTGTTCTGGTTGCCGGTCTGGAAGGCCCCGGCGTATTCCTGTGCTTGTTCCATTGCTTCATCCTTTTCCTTACGCAACCGGGCCAGCTCCACTTCAACATCCGTAACCCACGGGTGCTGTTCCACAATGGTTTCCGTGGACAGAATACCAACGGACTTGGAACAGTTTTCAATGGATTCCGTTTCATTGATTAGAATGTCACGGTTGAACACGATCTGAAGTTCAGCGCCTTCATAATCGCCCAAGCCCCTGTTGCTGAAATCCTGATTGATGAACCACAACAGTTCTTCAAAGGCCGCTTGGAACTCGGTTTCCATGCCGTTTGCGTCAAGGTCAATGTCAGAATACATGGATTGAATGTTCATTTGATTGGGGTTGCCACTCAAACGATCATCCTTGGCATCGTAACCACGGGCATTTTCAATCAAGGACTTCTTCAGAAGTTCCAAAATGCCCTTGTAGTTCTCTGCATTGATTTCAACCTGAAGGGTTTCAACCCCGCCATCCTCACGAACCTTCACGGCTCCATAGGTGGAAAGGTTGTGGCGGAACTCACCAAGATTTTCACCATCATAGTTCTTCAGAACCAGAATGGTGTTCCGTGCGTCCTCTTGCATATTGTTTTCAAAGTCGGAAATCATGGTGTTGATTCCATCCTGAAGGGTTTTCACACGGCGGATCAGGGGGATTTCCTGCTTGTTATACTTGAAGGGAACCAGCGGAATCCTTGTCCAGTTGAAGCCCTTGGGTTCCTGCCCTTCTTCCTCAACCATGAAATAGTTTTCGTGTTCACCGGCTTCCACATCGGCAATCAGCATATCATTCTGATAGATATACCGGTAAATGCCATCGGCTTTGAAGATTTCCACCTTCTCCACCTTTTCCTTCTGGTAGCCGTTCCACACTTCTTGGGTGTAGTAACGAATCGCACAATCAAGGATGGTGTGATCATCGTCAGCCCAAAAAGGAAGAATGTCATAGGCCGGGAAATGCTTGAAGGTCAATTCACCAGCTTCATTGTAGTAAGGATAAAGCCAGCCAATGCCACCGTTCAGGGCATCTTCACAAACATATTTCAGAAGCCGGTAAAACCGTTTGTTGAAAACCTTGCCCAAAGCATCCGTGTAACCCTTATCCTGACAGTTCAGGGTGAAGGGCTTGCCCACAAGGTAGTTGGTTTTCTGATCCACCATCAGGGCATATTGGTTATCAATCAGGCGGTTGTTCGGAAGGTTCGTCACCACCTGAAGTTGACCGTTTTCACCAATGATTGTGCGCTGACGCTGAAGAATGTCATGCTGTCCTTCATAGTACAGATCACCCATAACCTGATCCTTGCGGCGCTGACTATTCTTCCATTCCTTGATTTCAGCGGCGAAGAACTGATTTTCAGTCATGCCGGTTCGCCCACCCTGAAGGATCAGGCGGTTGATACGCTCCATAGCGTTATCCAGAAACATATTCACTTACCGCCTTTCTTCATTGCTTAATAAACGCAAACACACGGAAACCGTGCGTTTTTCGTGTGTTTTGTTACTATCATGTTATTAGTCGAAGCTGAAGGCGGGGCCAACCAACATATCTTCCAGACCGTAACGCATAGCGTCCATAAGGTGGTTGAAATCATCAATGGGAACATTGATCTTGGCCCCGAACTTATCTTCTGCCCATGTGTAGTTTGAAATCTCGGTGATGAAGTTCACGCATCGGGGATGAACAATGATGGTGTAACCCTGAATGTACTGGATTCCATTGTTCACGCTGTCCTTGCCCTTCCGGGCGGCTCTGATACGATGAAGGCCAGCATCCCGCAATTCATCAATGCTCTTGGGTTCTGCACAATCGGCCTTGATCCGTTCCTTGCCGTAACCCATGCCGGTGATCCGGTCACAGATTGCCCGGTTCGTCAGGGCCTTTTCATACAGTTCATCAAAAACCCAAATGGTTCTTTCCTTCTCACTTACCAGCCCACAGAACAGGGCCGTGGGATCGTTGGTATAACCGAAGTCAAGGCCGAAGGCGCTTTTCACATCAGGCTTCTTGGAAATAGCCAGATAATCAAAGGCTTCTTCCCGCCAATTATCGAAAATCAGGCCATCCACAATGCCCCAACCCCCAAGGCCAGCCACCTTGTAGCGGCGGGGGTTGTTTTCCTTCATGGTGTTGAACACCTTCAAATCCGCCGTATCCAGCCATTCATTACACAGGTAATTGGTGGTTGTGGCGTAAATCTGCCCGTCCGGGCTGATCCAGCTATCATGGAACTTGTATGTGGGGTTCCCTTGGGCATCCTTGCCGGTGATCTCCCCGAAGAAGCGTTTCCTGATCCAATGCTTTTCGTTCCACGGGTTGAATGTCAGCGTGATTTGCTTGAACAGGCCGGTTTCTTTCGGGATAGCACCACGAATGGATTCATCCAGCATATCAAAATCAGCTTCATTCATGATTTCGTATGCTTCTTCAATCCAGCACCAGCACAGATAGCCAATTTCAACCGTAATTGAAGTGACCTTCAGGGGATCATCAAGGCCCCGGAAGTAAATCTTTTGACCGGTGGGAAGGTAAGTCATTTCAAGGGGGCTTTCCTTGATTTCCCAATAGGCTGAAACCCCAAGGCGGTTGATTGCCCATTTCAGTTCGGTGAAACAGGAATCTTTCAAGGTTCTGAACACCTTGCGAACCACAAGGGTATTGGCTTCCGGGTATTGCATCATCCGTTTGATGATGTTCAGGGCCGTTGTCTTGGATTTCTTGGAAGCACGGCTTCCCTTACACACCCGGTAACGGCCTTTGAAGTTCCAGAAGGTTCCGTAACCCTTGCCAACCACTTCAGGAAGGTGAACCCGCTTGGCCTGTGGGCTAATCTTCAAGTTGATCATCCCCCGTGATAATCACCGGAACGGCCCCTTCCACACCTACCTTGTCCGTGAACATACCATAACGCTTGCCAATCAATTCAGCGGCCTTCAGCCTTTCTTTGGCTCCAACCTCTTTCTGTGTCAACTCTTGGCAACCGTCACCGCACAAGATCGGGATTTCTTCAGTATGTTCACCCCGCATTACCGAAGTCAGGTATTTCATGACTTCTTCAGCATCAGCGATCTTGGCCGAATGAAGTTTTTCAAGTTCGGTTTCGATGTACGCTTTCAAGTCAGGTTTTGCAAGGTTTTCAGAACCCGTTTGCTTTGCGGTCTTGGGCGAATACCCCGCCTTGATTGCCGCATCCGTAGCATTGCCGCTGATCAGGTATTCATCACAGAACTTCCGCTGTCTTGGTGTCACAGGTATTCACCCCTTTCATCAGGCATAGAAAAAGTGCCCCGGTTTCCCGTAGGCGCAATTTCTTATTTACTATTCTACCGATTCTTTACTCTGTTTGGAACCGGTGGTACTCTGGTTTTCTCGGTTGTTTAGAAAGTCGCTGTTTGCCTTGGCAAAAGCAAGTAAACCCTTTCCGTGAAGTTCAAAAACCCATTGCATAGAATAATTCAGTTCTTCAGAAATATCTTCCCATTTTTTCAACTGAATATAGCGCCCGATCAGAATATTTTGCTGATCAAGGTCAGGAATCCGGTTGATCATGGTGAACGCTTCCTGTTTCATGCTCACAAGTTCATCAATCCGGGCATTGATCTTGGCTTCAAGGTCAATAATCTTGGTGATGGTTTCTTCAAGGGTATTCTTGGGGCCTGAAGTCTGAACCTTGTCCTGCTTCAGTTGGCTTCCGGTGGAAGTCAGGCTGGAACGCAAGGTTACAATGGTGCTATCAAGCCGGTTGATCAAACGATCCGTTTTCCTGATTTGGGCAAAGTATTCTTTAGCCTGTTGGGAAAGGTCTTTGTCATTCACTATGTAACACATCCTTTCTGCGGTGGTCTGTTCCGTTTTCATTGCATCTGTACCGTTAATAAATGCTGAAAAATCAAGTGGTTTCAGGACTTTGGAACGCATGGAACAGATAAAACGGGCAGTTCCTTATATACACATTTCTTATATATTTTTTTCTTAATAAGAAGAAAGTATATTTACATCTGTTCCATCTGTTCCGTTCCCTGAAAACAACTGAAAAAGCCTTGAAAATAAAGGGTTTTCGTGCGGAACAGATATAGAAAAAACATCTATTCCATACCTGTTCCACACGCTGTTCCAACCCCTATTGAAGAAATACTGGTTAGGCGTTCAAGGTGTTCCACCAATATTTCAACCGTTCAGCAACGGTCATGGTGTTCAATTTTTTAGCTTCTGCTTCACTTATTTCATGCCCAAAATTGATTTCTGAAGGTCTGGAATAAAATTCAGGACAGTCACGAACAATGTACGGATTTTTTGAAGGGCCAACTTTTCCGGGATGGAGTAGCATTTCAGTAAGTGACATACACAATCTTTCAGTT